AGCCGGCATTCAATGCAAGCCTGTTGTCGGCCAAAATATAGGCGCGCTTTTGCGCTTCGGTCAGATGTTCCACAAATACACAGGGAAGCTCCGTCAAACCTTCTTCTTTGGCGGCTAAAACCCGGCCATGTCCTGCCAAGATGTTGTAATCCTTGTCAATCAAGCAGGGATTGATGAATCCGAACTCACGGATAGAACTTCTAAGCTGCAGAATTTGCTCCTTGCTGTGCGTCCTGGCATTCCTCGCATATGGGACGAGTTTATCGATGGGGACTTTCTCGAAATGTTCTGTCATTTTCATAGACTCACCCCCGTATGAAGCAAAAGACCTGCCAGGTCATTTTCCCAAGGCAGCCTGCCGTCACCGAAGTGCCCTGTGACAGCAAGGGAGGCATAAGAGCCCCGCCTGAGGCGGAGATATTGAATCATGGGCAAGACAGACAAGGGGAAAAGCGTCTCGCATTGTTCCCTGATGGTTTCAAGATCCTTTTTCTCCGTACCGAAACAGTCGATGTCCCAGTAAAGAGGATCGGGCTTGCCGATGGCATAGGCTATGGAAACTTCACATTCTTTTGCCAATCCTGCAGATACAACACTGCGTGCAATGAGCCGCGCCATGTAAGCTCCCGACCTGTCCACCTTGGTCGGATCTTTCCCGGAAAAAGCTCCGCCGCCGTGCTTGGAAAGCCCACCATAGGTATCGACAGCGAGTTTTCTTCCGGTAAGCCCGGTGTCTGCCGCAGGCCCGCCTATAACAAAGCGTCCTGTCGGATTGACGAGGATATCTTCTTCGTCAAAGGGAAGAATATTGTTAAGCACCGGATGGATGACATGCTTTAGGACTTCTTTTCGCAAATCGTTTGTCGTGATGGATTCATCATGCTGAGTAGAGAGAACCACCGAGTGGATTCTTGAAGCTTCATCTTCTTCGTACTCCACGGTCACAAGACATTTTCCGTCGGGCTTCAGCCCTGAAACGACACTGTTTTCTCGTACTTCTTCAAGTCTTGATGTGAGCCTTCTTGCCAGCACCAAAGCCAAAGGAAGAAAGCCGGGCGTTTCATCCGTCGCATAACCGTAGACGATTCCCTGATCGCCTGCACCGAGCAGGTCTTCCGAACGGTTTACGCCACGGGCGATATCGGGGCTTTGCTTATGAAGCCGCACCTTGATGCGAAATTCCGAAGGTGTATATCCGGCAGAGCGAAGCGTGTATTTTACAACTTTTCGGATATGTACTTTTGCCGTACTTGTTACTTCTCCCGCAACTAAAATGAGTCCCTTAGTTGCCATGACTTCCACAGCGACTCGGGACTCGGGATCTTTTTGCAGGTAGCTGTCAAGTATGCTGTCGGCGATATAATCACAAAGCTTGTCCGGGTGCCCCTTGGTCACAGACTCCGCTGTTTTATAGTGTTTCATCTTGATTTTCCTCCGTTTCGATAATGTGTATTTGAACCCGCCTTAACTACTCGGAAAGTCAGTTCGTCGGTCATTCCTTTTTCTTTCGCAGGAGCCACTCCATCATGTCGTCTTGAGGAGTGGAGATAAATGCGGTCGTTGTGTTTTGCTTCACGATGTCAAAAATCTCATACCAGATGAGATTTGCCTGTTTCTGAAAGTTCTGGCTCATCGAAACAAAGGGACTTGCTATTGCGCCGCCGGTGGTCGGATGTTTTCCTAAAAGGCCATAGGTGCTGATTGCTTCCTCGCATTGAATGAAACGTGCGAAGGCCTGAGCGTAAGATTCAATGAGCCTGGGGTTCACGAGCTTCTCGCAGCGTCTTTCCTTTAACCAGAGCCAGGTTTCCTCGTAAATTTCATCTGCACCTAAGGGCTTGCCGTCTTTTTGCCTTGCGGAAAGGTAGTCCGACGGCTCGGGCATGTCTTCACCGTGTAAATCCGAGATGCCTTCCGGCTCATCCGGAGCAAAAAGGGCCTCCGGGTCAAAATCGTGTGTTTCTAACACATTTGCTTCTTTTCCGGCGGCAATCTTGTCAACTAAGGCTTCCGGCTTGCTGCCGGCCTTGACACGTCTGCCGCCTCGGTATGTTCCGTCTCTTGCCACAAGGCACCTCCTTTCCTGAAAATAAAAAAGGGGGTTAATCCCCCGTTTGAATTGAACTTTTTTTGCACGGCGCCCACCGCCCGTTGCTCGGAAAATCCTCCGCAGAGATTGAGACCCCCCTACCTAAGTCAGCTCCACCTGTCGCCACGCTCGGCATGGATTCTCGAATGGCAGGACTTACAAAGAGCCATCAAGTTTTTTTGTTTATTTGTTCCACCTTCGGACAAAGGAATGATGTGATGAACTTCTTCTGAGGGAGTGAGCTTCCCATTTCGTTTGCACTCCTCACACAAAGGGTGAGCCTTGATGTAGCGGTCACGGATGCGTTTCCAAGCTCTGCCGTAGCGTCTTCTTGTCTCTGGATCCCTTTGGTATTTTTCGTATCGTCTTGCTTCCTCCTGCTCATGCTTCTTACAAAATCTTCCCTCAACAAGCTCGGGACAGCCGGGATAAGAACAGGGGCGCTTCGGTTTTCTTGGCATCAAGCACCTCCCGCATAAAAAAACCTGCAGCATCGCCGCAGGTCTTCTGAGTTTTTTCCTAGCTTAATAGTATCAGGGTCTTTAGTTACAAAGCATTATCAAATCGTTTCTGTTTGTTCCATTTCGTTCCAAAGTGTCTGAACGGCTCTGTCGGCTGAAAAAGCAGCTTCCAAGGCACTCAGCACCTCCTGCTTCTTTCTGTACATGGAACTCTTGCTTATATAAAACCTGTCCGACGCTTCGGAAAGAGAAAGCCTGTCCAGCCACAAAGCCTTGATGACTTCTTGCTCCTCACTTGCCCTTGATCGTATAAGCCAGTCCAAATAGGAAAGCTGACGAAAGCGCATCTCAGCGTGCTTCAGTCTATGATCAACGGCCGCATCGTTGACAAAGTCGGCACAGCCTTTTAAGTGTTTTAAGACTCCTCCAAGTTCTAGCGTGTCGCCCGACGGCTCCGGCATATTCTGCTGAAGCATCGTCTGCAAGAGATACAAATCCGCTTCCAGTTCGTTTTTATAAAGCTCATAGTTTTCAAGCATTGTCTCGATTATCATCGCATAATTCCTCCTTCCGAAAACCGAAGTATTGATATTGTCTTTCCAGTGTCTTTGCCATTCGCAGGGTGGCTTTCTCTTTTTTTCTTAAAAACTCCACACCGCTTAAAGAAAAGCGTTCACAGACCTCACCCCAGCGTCTGCCTTCCAAAATGTCATAAGTCATCAGGTCTCGGTAAAAGCGCGGCAAGGCACGAATGGCATAGCGGATAAATTCCACTTCCTTGGCAGCCTTTTCGTAATCCTCCGTCATCTCTCTTTCCGCCTTATGATTGATGAGCCAGGCAAGCCTGCGATAAGAAGTGGCGATGTAAAAGATGCGGTTATTGGAGCGCTGTTTTTGTACTCTGACTTCATCGCCGGTCTTTCCGGGAAAGGTCAGCATCTCCAAAACCTCGCTTGCCGTAATGGGAATAAACTGTGCCATTTCCTGTTCCAGCTCTTTCATCCTTTTGGCGTTCTCGGGGTAACATTTAAGCATTTCTTTGACTTTCTTTATGCTATCCATCCGTCACCCTCGCTTTCACCGCCTGCATTAAAGCTTCCTGCATGACGTCCTTTTTCTCGAGTGCTCGCGCCACATCCCGGTCAATCGTACCCTCGGCAAGAAGCCGGAAGATGACGACCGTATCCTTTTGTCCCTGCCTCCAAAATCTGGCATTGGCCTGACTGTAAAGTTCCAGCGACCAGGGAAGGGAAAACCAGATCACGGTAGAGCCGCCGTGTTGGAGATTGAGACCATGTCCCATCGAAGCGGGGTGAGCCATAGCGATTGAGATCTCGCCTTTGTTCCAAGCCTTAAAGTCTTCAGGTGTTTTAATTTCCACTGCTTCCTTGAAACGCTCTTTTATCCGGCTTCGTTCATGGCGATAGTTGTAGTAGATAAGAACGGGCTTTCCGTTTGCCGCTTCGATTAGGTCTTCCAAGGTATCAAGCTTGGATGAATGTAGCTCTGCGATGCTTCCTTGGTCGTCATAGACAGCACCCGATGCCATCTGAATGAGTTTATTAGTAAGGACGGCAGCATTTACAGCATCAATGGTTTTGTCCATTAACTCCGCCACCATCTCATGCTCCATCTCCATATAGATGTTCTTTGCTGTATCCGAGAGTTTGACCTTCACATCCCGCTCCAGACGCTGCGGCATCTTGAGAAAGTCGCAACTTTTCATAGAAACGCATAGACCGGATAAAAGACCGTAAATAAACTTCTCTGCACCGGAACGGGGCTTATAGGAATAGACGATATAGCCGTTCATTCGGTCAGGAACAAAGAAATCCGCCCGGTAGCTTCCGATGGTTTTCCCGAGACGCTTACCCTGATCCAAAAGATAAATCTCCGACCATAAATCCATCAGCCCGTTGGTCGAGGGCGTTCCCGTAAGGCCTACAACTCGGTCAATGCCGGGACGCTTTTTCCGAAGTGCCTTGAAGCGTTTGCTGGACGGATTTTTAAAGCTCGAAAGCTCATCAATCACCAGCATGTCAAAATCCCAGTCACAAAGCTCACAAAGCCAGGCGACATTCTCCCTGTTAATCACATAGATATCGGCAGGTATTTTAAGAGCATCGATTCTTTCCTTTTCACTGCCCAAAACCTTGGAGATTCGAAGAAAGGTCAGATGATCCCATTTTTCAAGCTCTTCTGTCCAAGTATTCTCCGCTACACGAAGCGGAGCGATGACGAGAACTTTTGAAA